TATTTTAGATTGTATTTTTGCTATTACCTTGCCCCGTCTACTCTCTAAACTCTCGGATTCATTGGTAGGCAAATTCAATCTTCTCTCCCATAACTCTATCCCCCATGTTGCAGTCTGTGGAAACATCTGTTTCAGGATATCTTCAAACATATAATTAACATTGTCAAATTGTACTCCTAATGCCTCGTATATCTGTATCATAATTTTGCAATCATCATATATATCAGTAATCCATTCAAATAGCATTTTACCTGTTTCTGAATGCAGCATTGTTTCTTTTAGTGTTTTATTACTCATAAACTAACTCACCTCAAATCTAACACTACAGACTATCTTCCACATTATATGTTGTTGTTTGGTTGTTTTGAGTAATACTGATATTTAACCCCGTAACACTGGCCAACTCTGCACTTAGTTTTATGCTATTTTTCGCTCCATTTATGGTTATGTCCGAATAATCATCTATTCCCATATCATTAACCATTAATGACCCTATAATAGAGTTAACCATGTTATATGATATAACCCCATCTATATCTAACTTGTCAAAATACTTGTTAATTAGCATTTTCATCTTATTTATAACACCTTGACTTTCAAAACTGCTATTAACAACTATATTGCCGCCTATTGTTATTTTCTTTATTTTAGGGGTATCAATGGTACATTCTTTTATCCCTGTAGGAGCTTTACCACCTCTATTTACTTGCCCTGGTTTTAAATCAGGCCATATATATTCTTTTACCCTTGCTATCAACTCACCGGAGGCAGGTTTCCTATTTTTATCTAGTATATGTACCTTTACTGTTCCAGGGCCATTCCATGTTTCTCTACAATAAGCATAGCCGACACCATCGACCTCCTTCGCCCATCTTTCATAGTCAACATCTGCACCACTTAACTGTTCCTCTTGTTCGGCTATACGTACCCTACTTCTCAAGCTCTCATCATCTTCAATATTAGTACCATTTTTAAACTCTTCATTACTAACCCTTGATATATCATTTATTTCTGATACTAATACCTTTACAGAAGACGGCTTAACATTACCAACATTTCCAGCGGTTGTACACTCGGCCAACACCTTAACATGATCGTTTTCTATCTCTCCCATTTCAAGGGTAATAAAATTGATAGAGTTTACATTTTCAGACCCCTCGGTACTAACAATAGTCCCTTTAGGTATAATAGTCCCCTTTTTACCATAGAAAATAATATAACCTGTACTCTTGGTTGCTTTTTTTCTCCATACAGCTCTCATATCTCCTAATAATTCAAGGTATTCACCATCCGATGTTTGAGTAAATGCACGCATCAATAGGAAATGTATCATCATTTCCCTTAACATCGCTATTTGCTCTGCAGACCCCCTTGTCGCATCGTATGCAAACTCCCCTGGTATTGTCGATATATCTTCACCAAATGTTTTTAAAATCTCTGCATGAATATCTTCAACGTCTTTTCTATATTCTTTTGGTATTGGTAATTCTTTTTTAGCCATTTAACCACCTACCTTTTAATATTGGAATCAATTTCAAACTTTTCATTATCCGTATCTGTTACCACACACGAATACATAAGTGTTTCAAAACTGTTTTTCCACTCAAAACTAAAATCACTAACTTTTAAAGTCTTAGGGTGTACCATTAAAGCTTCCCTTACCATTCTTTCAATCTCTATTTCTATAGCCCCTATACTCAACCCCGAATTAATTAAAGCGTCTAACTCGTTACCATAGTAATCAGGGTATGCAAACTTCTTAAACCTAGGAGTTAGCATTACTTTTTGACACCATTGACGATAAGCCTGTTTAGCATTACATTTGATTAGTGAACCATCAGGTCTTTTAACAAAATCACCTGTAGTAAAATCAAATAAATACGAATTTCTATCGGTTTCATCGTATTTGTCAACACTTTCAATTTCTAGTGCTTCTAATGGATCATTTAAGGGGAATAAATTATTTTCCATTTTCTTTTACCAACCTTCCCAAAACCACAAATTCACCATCCACAATGGCCATGACAACTAAATCCCCATCTTTTAACTTATATAGTTGTTCAGGAGTAACAACCTTATGACTATGAGGATGTTCTCCATCAACAGAGGTCATAGCCATATACTCACCAAATGCAAACGGATGAAATATATGGTAATCTTCAATAGGTTTGCCTTTAAATCTATTTGTAACTATCCCTTTAGGTGTCACCTCACCAAACATCAATTCAAGGCCATCTACAGCCTTGTTAGACTCTGTAATAGCCCTATCTTTCATTTGTCTAGCAATACCAATAAATCTACTCATCGAAAAACTTCCTCCGTATATAATCCAACTTGCCAGCCTTTATAGTCATTGTTGGACTAGGTTTTATATTATGAACAATGTCAATAACATAGTATTCATGGTCAAAAAACCTAACCTTATCACCTGCTCTAATAGTGTTAATATCTACAACACATTGAAAAGTCTTTAAATCTTCACCACTATTAAACATGGTTTTTGCAGCCTTTTCAGCATCTTTCTTATTCTTTATCTTTTCATCTTGTTTGACTTTCTGCAAAGTCCCATATTTATCTGTATCTTTTTTGAATACACCTAATACAGGAGTTGCATGCTTATCATCCTTAGATTTTCCTAACACCTTTACACTCGTTACAGCACCCTCTAGACTGTTTGTGTCATCTACTTCCTCGCAAATACCCTCTAACTGATATACTATTTTGTTTTTGCCTAACTCATACATATTTAGCTTATCTTCCATACGCAAGAGATACATTTTCCCGCCCTTTTTTACTGTTTCTCTTAAGGCTTTACGCATTAAGTCTAATAAGTTCCCTTTTTCAACCTTTTTATCAAGCTTTACATTAGTATTAGGGATATTTCCTATAGGTATCCCCCAATCCTTTGCAATCTTTTTTATGCGTTCATCAGCTGTACCTGCTTTAAACATATATTCATCATCAGAAGCTTCTAAATATGCAGTACGTTCCTTTAAATCAAGACTAATCCTATCTTTTTTGTATGTTTTTCTCCTAGCCCACACAACACCATTGAAGATAGTATCTTCTTTTTCTGTTTCGTATATCTTATCTATAATTTGCACCGTCTTAGCTTTTTTAATTTGCAAATCATATATAGCATCAGACTCAACTAGATCCATAGTTACTTTATATGCTATATTATCTATTGAGTCGGTCAGGCTAAGTGACATTAAAGCATTTTCTATATAGTATTTTCTATCATATATAATCTTCATTTGGTCACCTACTTTTTAGGTATTTTAATTACAGTACCAATAGGTATTCTATGAGGATTTTTGATAACATCTTTATTAAGTGCATGTATTTCAGTCCATCTAGATCCCTTACCAAGTGTTTTCTTCGCTATATTCCAAAGGCGGTCACCCTTTTTTATTTTGTGGGTAGTATACTCCGTCTTTGTGTTAGGCCTATCTGTCTTGTTTAACCCTTTATTGACCTTATTTTTACTAGTATCTATAGATTTTATTTTTAAATCTCTATGTGTCCTAAATCTTAAATTTAAAAACCTGCAATTTTCCATACCAGCTTTAATGGATGTATCAACGCTAGCAATAAAAACTAAATTATTAAAAGGCATTGTGGTGATAATCAACCTAACTGCCTCTTTTTGTTTTATATATTCCTTTAGTTCATCTACATATTGATATGCTGGCTTTAAATCCATAGTTCTATTAAAACCTTCTCTATAATCATCAGGTAAAATCACCTTGAATGATATCTCTTCTATCTTTTCACCATATTTATGGAAGTCCATTTCTCCTAACTGGTACATATCGTATGTTTGAAAGTTCTTTTGAGTTTTTATAGCGATTTCATCTAAGGGATTTAAAGGAAAATGAAACGTTGACCCCTGTTTATCATTAATTATATATACATCCATTCCCCCATCATTAGCTATTCCAGGATGGCTATTAGATGGTCTTCCAGGTTGCTTGTTTTCCATATACTTATGCAATTTTACTTCTACTTCCAAAACATCACCTCTTTAAATTTAACAGGGGCTATACAAATCTATATAGCCCCCATTATATATATTATGATAGATTATCAAAAGCATCCTCTAATTCGGCCCTTACACGTTCTACAGCCTCGTCAATAATCTCTTCTTTGTTATTAGCCCCACCAGCATTTACATTGACATTTACATTAACGTTATTAGTGTTTCCACTATCATAACCTACTGGCCTAGGGTTATTATTATTCCCGAAGTTCTTATCAGCGATACCATCTGCAATACCATTGTTAACATTACCATCGCTTGACTGTTTAACTCCAAGCATTTCACCGGCTTGTTTAAACAACTCCAAACCTCTAGCACGTTTACCTGGTGATAATGGGATTACCGCTTCCGGTCCCGCCTCGGCAACTAAACCGATATGAGGTTGTGTTAATATACCACCCTCGGCATGAGGAACTGCACCACCAAAACCGCCAACAGTTGATACAGATAGTACAAAGTGTGCTGTTACAGTTGCAGAAACAACAGCCTTCATGGCATTCCATAAGGCAATTATCCTACTACACATAGCCGATACTTGACTTGTAGCACTAGCGGACAAGCTACTAAATGTTGATGAAGTTCTACTTGCTAACTGTGATACTGAATTACTAGCCCCATTATACATATTTGTATATGCTTGTTTTACTTGCTGTGCCATTTGGTTAGCTTGTGTAACCATTTGATTATTTTGGGTCATACTAGCTTGCATTTGTGACTGTGCTTGTGACATACCCTCAGTCATACCTTGACTAAATTGCTGTCCTGCTTGTTGTCCTGCTTGCTGTGCTTGCGTTCCTATTGTTTCGGCTTGTTGTGTAAACATATTCATAGCAGAGTTAGAACCCTCGCTACCACCCTGCGTCATAGCTTGATTCATACCTTGGTTGAACTGTTGGCCTGCTTGTTGTCCTGCTTGTTGTGCTTGCTGTGACATTGAATTGCCTAATTGAGTAAATATACCTCTCATGGCCTCGGTTGCTTGTGCAGGATTCATATTGCCTATATTCTTCATTATTTGCTCAGTTTGTTGTTGTATGCCCATAGTGTTAAAGTCAACACCTTTAAACATACCCTCCATAGCAGTTTTATTAGATTGTATTGCCGACTGTATTGCCGGTCCTGCAGACCTAATATTTTCTACCATCCTCTGAACTCCACCTTGAATATCGCCGGCCATCGCAATATCCTTAAAACCATTAAATATATTACTAAAGTCAGCTTTCATGTTTCTAATTGCAGATCCTGAATATTTTTCAAGCTTAGACATAGCCGTCTTAAAATCACTAGTCATATTGTCAGGGGAGAAGCCACTTACTCTAGAAAGTTTTTCCATATTACTTCCTATTTTTTTAGCTCTTTCAACTTCACCCATTGTACTATTGACTCCAGTTAATAGCTGTTCCATATTCCTGCTTGTTCCTCTAAGTATATTAATTTGGTCATCAGACATACCTTTCATAGAAAGTGAGACAGCTTGCCCCATTTCTTTATACTTACCGGCAACAATATTCTTCTGTTGTCCTAAAGCTGTTGCAAAAGTTTCTTTTAATGGTCTTAATTCTTCTGTAGACATATGCCTAATGGCTTTCATCGCCTTTGTTGTTTGCTTAGTTAAATCACTAGTACCATCAACCCAAGAAGCCCTCATGTCAGCAAACATATGGGAAGCGGCCGCATTTGCACTCTCAAAATCTCCTGTTGCTATAGCACCCAACATCTTGGTTGAACCCAACAAGAAATCTCCTATTGGCTTTAGAGTCATTTTATACAAGCCACCAATAGATTCTAATGTTCCTGCAATACCTGACCCTAAATCACCTAATGCACCCTGTAATTGGGCCACCATATCCACATTATCACTTATAGCAACTCCAAGGATAGTTAATGCAGACACTACTGCAAAAATACCTGCAGTACTAGCACTTATACCAAGTAGACCACCTTTTAAAGCACTAACAGCACCACCGGCACTTGATGAAGCACCAAATATACCTGCTAGAACTTCTTTTAATATACCAAAGTCCCTTACGGCATTATTAAGGAACATAATTCCTCTTAACCCCTCAATAGCACCATGAATACCTAATATAAGAGGTATAGCAGTTTTCAAGCCTCCTAAAATAAGATCCCAATTATTGGCAAAGAAATCAATACCCTTGCTTAATGCCTTTTCTATATCAGGAATTTTATTAGTTAGCCATTGTACAAATCGCCTCATATGTGGCTCTAGTTTTGTACCTAGTGAAATCATCATACCCTCAACAGCAGACTTTAATATAGTAAAATCACCCTTTAGATTATCTAATCTAGTTGCGGCCATTTTTTGGGCCGCTCCTTGCGAGTACTCTAGTTCTTTAGTTAATTTAGCCAGTTTATCCGGTCCTAAGTTTAATAAAGCCTGAATACTACCTCCAGCAATATCACCAAACATTTTATTAATTGCGGCTCCCTTTTGCTGTGGGTTTAACTTAGATAATGACTTATCTAGTTCCTGTATAACCTGTGGGAATGGTTTCATCTTACCAGTAGCATCAAAAGCACTAAAACCATATTTATCCATGACTTTCTTAGCCCCTGCAGTTGGTGCCATTAAGGATGTAAACATACCTCTTAGACCCATACCGGCCTTAGACCCCTTGATATTAACCTGTGATAGCATACCTATAGCGGCCGCAGTATCTTCTAAGCTAACATTTAGCATTTTTGCATATGGGGCCGCATATTCCATAGAGTTTCCTATTTCGTTTACTTCTGAATTGGTAGCACTTGCAGTCTTGGCTAGTACATTGGCAACATGACCAGTTTTACTAGCTTCTAAATTAAAGGCTCTTAAAGTACCAGATGCAATAGATGTCGCTTCACCTAGCTGTAAACCACCTGCACTAGCAAGATTTAAAAGACCTGGCATGGCCTGATATATTTCTTTACTTGCAAAACCTGCCTGTCCTAGTTCTGTCATACCTTGTGCAACCTGTGAGGCCGACCACTCTGTAGATTTTCCTAGGTCTTTAGCTTGTTTGTCAAGCATCCTAAACTCTCTGGCAGTCATATCTGTAACGGCTTTTAATTTAGACATTTGCGAAGTGTAGTCGGTAAATGTTTTTATCATGGAAGTTAATCCAATACCACCTAACGCACTAGCCCCTATTGATGCTATACGTCCTACTCGTCTTATCGCACCGCCCACAGCCCTATGCATTCTTCCATATACAGTACCACTTAATTTATCTCTAGCAGTTAACAAGGCCTCATACTTACCTGATGCGTATTCTCTCGCCTTGTGTTTTGTTTCTTGTATCTTTTGTATGGCCCTATTGTTATTTGCCTTTATAGTAGCTTTAACATTACTAGCAGATTTTAAATTTTGAATACTCGTTCTTACCTTGGCTACTGTTTTGGTAACATTTTCTGTTGCAGTAATTTTTATGGGACTACCGCCTAACATACTAGCCTTACCCATCATTAAATCCATAGTGCTATTTTTAAATATACTATTTTGTTTAAATCTCTTAGCCTGACTATCTAAAAGCTTTTGAGTACTTACAGAAGAATATTTCATCATCCTTTCAGTTTGCCTCATATTCTCCTGCATTCTTTTAGTTGCTATATTAGATCCTGTAGCCATTCTATAAAATGCCGAGTTACTTTTGCCGGCCATTTTATTTGACATAGCACTCATATCTGTCATAGCCTTATAAAAAGATGAATTAGTTTTATTAGCCATTTTACTAAATGACCTGTTTAATCCCGACATATCGACCCTAGGTCTAATAGCTTTTTTAGCCTTTTTCTCCAGCTTAGATAACTCCTTGTCCATTTTTTTAAGTTCTGCCGTACCTTTATCCACTCCGTTAACATTAATATTAATATCAACATTGTAAAGCTCCCTACCTGCCATAGATAACCTCCTTTCTTTGGTATTTTCTGTATAGTGTTATTTTTTATTTTTTAATTTTTCGTATTCTTTTCTTTCTTCTTCGTCTAACTCGCATTCAATTTGCGTAAAGTTTATTAATAATCGCTGTGTTAACAGGTTCTTTTTAGCAAATTCATCGGGTGTAATATGGTGATGTTTATACATGTAAAACATAAGCCCTAAAACACCCTGCCCTTCTTTTATGCGTTTTTTAATAAACCCTCATCAAGTTCAACCCCATAGCCGGATAACTCTGATATTTCATCAATTATCGCCTGTATTTCTCCTGGTAATAGAGTAGATCTTAAAAAGCCCATAGCAGATTTATAGCCCTGTTCCTGTAAGAATTCCTTTGTTAACTTAGGCTTAATCAAACCGGCACCAAGTATTAACGCTCCAAATACATCATTGTTAAACTCATCTATCTGCTGGCCCCCTACTTTTTTCTTCTTGCTAGCTTCTTTCCTGAAATTACTCATTTCTCTATCAGTAACACTCTGAATTGTGAACGGCACTCCTAATCTTGGTATTGGTATAACCTTCTGCACCCTAACACTAGTACCTGCTAATATATTCAATATATCTTCATCAGACATATTAACATCAATTCCTGATGTTTCCATATCTGCTTCTTCCAAACCTATATTTTCTTTATTTTCTACATAATCTATCATAGTCACATCTCCTTTTAAAATTAATTATAGAAAGGGCATTAAAAATGCCCTTTCCTTACTGCTACTTTTTTGCAATTACTATTCTTCTATCAAGGATAAAGCTTCTAACCCACTAAATGAACCTTCCCATTCTTCCTTGATTAGTTCTCCTGCTTTAGTGCTGTTACCTAATTTCTTTAGTTTACAGTTCTTAAGCCTGATTTTTTCGGCCCCATACTTACCAGCATGCTGCACTGTGATAATTTCAAATGGCTTAAATCCTGTTCTAATTAAGTCTGATGTTGTTTTGAAAATAGTGCATTTAAAAGAACCCTTTTTAATGCTATCTTTTTCATATTCCCATTCAGAACCAATTACAGAAAAACCTTTCTTATCGTTTTCAACAGACCATTCAAATTCTTCTGCATACTTTTCATCATGGCCATTTATGATAAGCTTACAGTCATTACCACCTAAAACTCTATCATCCTGGACATACTCATCTCCTAACCAGTCTAGCGAATAATTATCCATAGTTTACCTCCTATCTTAATGTTCCTGTACCATACATTCTCTTAACCTTGTCAAGTCTAATAGCATCCCAAACAAAGAAGAATTCATCACTCTTTGCCTTTTCCTGCCTTTCCTGATCAATAGCTATAGAAAACTCTTTTAAGGCCCCACTTGCTATTAGGTACTCAAAACCTTTCTTGAATGCAGTTATGATAATATCATAACCTATCTCGTCAGAATTAACCTTGCCTATTAACGGCTTACCTGATGTTACTAACATATCGTTTATTGCCGATACAGTTCTGATAGTCCTATTAAAACCATATACAGTTTCATTCTCGTTATCATCTTCATAGATCTTATACGTATTGACATCATCAACGATAACAACGTCATCACCATCAATATCCAAAGTTATAACTCCTGATTTGTGTGCCTCTTCCAACTCTGCGTTAGTAAACATAGTCCCAACACTATTGAATATAGTTACTCTATTGCAACTAGATTCTTTTAGCTTGTTTGATATTTCAAGCCCACAAAGGTATACAGCAGTTTCAAGTGGTGTATATTTAACATTATCTATAACACCAGAAGATGCCGTAATTGAATACAGTTTATTATTTACCTTTTTAGCTCTATCACAAGTCGCATATATATCTTCGCCTGTTCTCGCACCTGAGAAATACATTATTGTTCTACCATTTGAATAGTTTTCTTTTATCCATTCAAAAACTGTAACATCTAATGATTCATCTTCTCTAGCATCTAATACAAAACCATCTATTCTTTCACGTTCAAAGGCCTTTAGCGAAGCTATATATTCCTTATTTGTGATTCCTAAGCAACCATCATTACCACCTGCTAATTTTTTATTGCTAACCTCTGCTAATATGTCAGTTGACTCTGCTAGTTTTTCAGCTACAATATATTTATTGTCATATGTGGTATTAATGACCTTTACCATCTCATCGACAGTACCCTTAATACCATATATTCTACAAAGTAGCTTAGTCCCTTCATAGATATACATTTCTACAGTTTTTTCAGGTGCTACAGACTTTTTAACAGTAACATTTAAATCCTTAGATGTTGGATATTTTGATGTTAGTTTTATTATGTCTGTTGCGGCCCCATTTGTATTTTTTAGGTTGATTGAGGATTTAGCAGCACTACTATCAGCAACTCTATACATCTTGATATACTTCAAGTTAGTATTTACTAGTAGCTTACCTAGTCTATATGCTGTAAATTTGCTAGCCTCATCATCTCCAAACTTTTCTTTTAGGTCTAATATACTGTTTTTTACAGTAACTACCTCGCCTACAGGACCCCAGTTAGATCTAACTGGTATACCTATAGTACCAACTAGCCCCTCACCATATGAGCTGGCAACTTTTAAAAATCTGCTATACACACCAGGCAAAATCCTATCACTAGGTGTATTCCATACTCCTACTTTAGCCATTTACTACCTCCTATTTACTTAAAAATTTATTTACTAGGTCATCTAATTCCTGCTTAGATAACTTTTCATCTTTCACACCATACAAAGCCCCTACAACAACATATCTATCATATCCTAAAGCCTTTGCATTATCTATCAAGTCCTGCTTAAAGAATTTATCAACTGTGTTGTTTTCTCCTGTAGCTTCCTCAATAGTTTCTAGCACTTCTTCTTTTTTCTTAGCCATTAACTACCTCTTTTCAATCTTAAGTCCCTTATCATCATAGATTTTATCAATTACTATTGGCTTGGTGTTAGATTTTATATAATATCTAAATGTTGCCGTTATCTGCCCCAATGTAAACATATCAGACTCTCTATCTTCGCTAAGTCTAGCAAGTTCCAATTTCCATCTGTTTGTAGTTCCATCTTTCAAGGTCTTATTAAATACTATTAATTTATCAAGGATTAGTTTGTCCTCGATACGTTCAATAATATTAATCATCCTATCGACATTAGTATCAACAACATGTATTTTCATTGTTTTATCTACTTGATTAAGGTTGTTGACAATAGTTTTTCTCTCAACTTTATTTGTCCTAACTAAAATAGCTGGAATGGTTAAGTCTTGATTCCAGCCATCTTTATATACGCTTATATTAATTCCACTATTATTTTTTAATATCTCCTCAAGATACATACATACAAGTGATACCTCATTATCTGCTGTAACGTTATCGGCTTTATCTAAGGCTATAACGCTAAAAGATAATGGCCTAGCAATAATATCCCAGTCAGGATCATTTACATCACTACTAGTTACACCTTTATATATACAAGTGAAATGTTTTTTTGTTTCATCATCAAATAAAGGTTTAAAGTTGATAGCTTCAATTATTTTCTTTTGCATGCTATCAAGTTCCTTAAATGATGTTCTATCATTATATATCCAAATGTTTATTTTACGTTCCGAACCTATTGCCCCTTGTACAGATTCGCTATCATTAACCTGTTGTATCACAGCATAAGGCTTTTCAGTATTCCTATTAGGTACGCTAGGCTCAAATACATCTACAAACTCTGGAATATATTCCTTTATTGCATTTCTAATCGCACTTCTCATTATAGATTACTCCAATATTCTGCAAGCTTTCGCCCTATTTCCGGAGCCTCTGCCTGTACAGTACTTTTTATACCGTTGTATGGGCTAGTGCCTGGGTGATTAACCATTTTAACCGGATGGGCTGCCCCCGACCAATATAAAGCCTGTCTTGAATTGGGAGTTATAACATGAGGGCTAGATCCTTCTTCTAGTATTGCCCCATAATCTACTCCATGAGCCACATTAATATTGTAGTGCATTCCTCCACCGGTAACAGTTGAGTGAATCATTTGCCTAGCGTTGCCAGTTTGGTCTGACCAACTAGCATTAGCCCTAGAATCATTTTGTAACTGTATACCGGTCGCATTAACTATTTGGCCAAATCCATGTTCTTTTCTTTTTAGTCTTTCAGCTAAATTTGCCAAAATACTCATGATTAATCAACCCTTTCAAGTCCACATTCATAACCTGCTACCTTATCCTCAATGAAAAAGGCATTTACAAAATCTATTTCAAACTTACCTTCATTACATATAATCGTTGTTCTAAGATTAGAGTCACTTTTTATGTCAGCAGTTTCATCGGCTATTAATTCATAGTTTTTATTCTCAAAACTAGTAGCCTTTACATCTGATGTAATTTTAAGTTCGTTTGTTTTGACTGGCACTACAACCCCTGTAATAGTTCTTTCGCTATTACTATTTACATATGCACCGTCTTTTAAAACCTTACCTTTTTCAATAACTTTAATTTTTTGAGGATTTAAGGCAATAGCCTTGTGAACAGCCCTATTTACTATCCTGTATCTAACCTGTGTCATTGCCCATCATACCTTGTCATCATATTTTTATACCTGCCCGAACGTTTAGAATTACTTTGTCTAAGTTCTTCCTCATATTCTTGCTTGTACATCTCTGCTAGTTTCAACCAGTAGTCCTTACCACTAGACTTTAACTCTATAGGTCCAACCTTTACCATATCATCAGTATTGGCCTTTAATAAACAAGCTTTCCAGCAGGTTTTAGGAATAGAGCCACCATTATTTTTAAATAACATCTCAAGTTCTTTTTCATCAAAGAATGGATAGTCTTTTTCTCTAAGGTTTAACTCTAATAAGGTACGCATATCATCAGTAAATACTATGTCTGACATACTTTACCACTCCTTTTTTCTTAGGCCCTTTCCACAGCCCCTACTCTTAGCAAATATTCAGCCTCATCTCGCCCTAGTTCTACTGTTTCACCTACCAAAATATAATCATCACCTGATTTTATATTTGTCAAGGCTACTAGCTTAACTAGTTCTGTTTCTGTTTCGCTTTCACTTGCTAGAACATCTTCCTTTTCATTGTCAACGCTATCAATTTCATCATTAACATTGTTTAGATTTTCATCGACAACATCAGTCTTTTTAGCTCTTGGCATTATTAACCTACCTTTCTAATTAAATAGGGTATACCTATATATGATATACCCTACACATTATAATTACTTTCCTTAACCTGCTACAGTAGCAAAGAAGCACTCATCTATTCTATCAAATGATGGCATACCTATCATAGATACCTTAGTATCAACTCCGACAGGGTCTTCTTTAACCATTGTTGTAATAGCTATGGCTGTATGTACAATAGATGTATCTAGCTTACCTGATCCATACTTTGTATCATATTCTTCCGGAGTAGTACCATAAACAGTATTACCTAGAGTCCCATTAGGTATTAACGTTACGATATTATCCTTGTAATACTTCTGTTCTGCTCCCTTTTCATCAAGGTATACACCTGATAACAAAGCTACATCAATATCGCACTTAGCCTTTAACAGCTTCTTGTAGTCACTATCTGTAGCAATAATCTCACCAAATGCCCTAGCCTTTAATTCATTGTTTATAGCAACATTAGATGTTACATACCCCCATGTCTTTTCAGTTAGCAACATTCTTGTTGGCTTAGAGAAGCCCTTATCTGTGAACTTCTTCTGCCATCTTCTTATATCGCCTACTATATCCGCTGTAGCAGTTTCTGACCATCTAGCAGTTAGGGATAAAGTTTCCTTGTTGTCTGCAGTTATACCATAGTCAACGATAACATCTCCATCATCAGATACAAGGTTTATCTGCCCTGTCTGAATTACCTGGGCTCTCATCCTCTTCATCTGAACAAGACCACCTTCAACTAAGGCTGTATAGTTGCCAAACACCTCGGACATTAGTATATTTACTATTTCTTCGTTGTTGGTTCCTAGTGCCTGTATAATCTGCCTTCTGTCATTTTCCTTTAGGCCTATAGCTTCCTTGAAGAAAGGCATTTCTTTCTTTTCAATAGCTATATCAGCCTTTAACGCTCTTAGCTTAGCCTGTACATCAAATGTTGACTGTCTTAATGCTACTGGCCTCTTTTTAGTTCCCTTAGCCTGTTCTAGTTCTATACCTAGAATTTTCTTTACAGGGAACAACGCTTCATCAATTGTTGGAACTGGTGGCAGTCCATTAATATATAAAGCGATGTTTTTTGAATTTAAAAAATCTTTTAATTCTGCCATTAATTATTACCTCCTGTTTTACAAAAACTGTATTTTTCCCTTAAGTGCTGTTATTACACCATCTGGGACCGCTTTACCGATGTACTCGGCTACTCTTTCCTTATCAACAAAACCATCAATCATTACGGATGCGACTACTGTTTCTCCACTCTGAATATTTTTAAAATCTAGATCGTTGAAAAGCAATCCGAAAGGTGCAGCCTCATCAACCTTACCTTTGTCGTTGATTGGTGTTCCTGCTGGTAACACATTTTCCTTAAGAGCCGTTGCTACATCAGCCTTTTTAACTTTGATATTAGTCATTGTATCTCTGTCTCCAGCGAACTTCCTAATATCTCTCTGAGCATTAACAATATTTCTCTTTGTCTGCTTCATTAACTATACCTCCTATTTTTATATTACTTAAAAAAGTTGTCTAGCCCATCGCTAGATTCTTTTTCAGCCTTTTTTTCTGCAAGAAGAGCGTCCACAAATTTATTACCTGTAGCACTATTCCCATCCTTGCTACTTCCAGGATTATTTAGCGTATCTATACGCTGTCCATTAATACTACCTGTCCCTCCTGGGTTACCTTCATCATTGAACAAATATGCATCGGTTTCCTTTAGCCCCTTTAGCTGTTCATCAAGCCCTACTAGAGTATCATTTACTAGTTTTATTTTATCCTTGTCAATCATACCCATTATAGCCTTGCTATTCTTGGCCCCTGATTTCTCTATTGCTGCATTAAGTTCATAGTTGTACTTAATTTCCTCTTTTTCTCTCTCATATGTTTCCTTTGCTGTCTTGTTCTCCTGCTCTAGCGTTGTTATTTTTTCCTGTAGAGTTTCATGATTCTTTAGGTCTTTCTTTAAGCCTGCTAAATCGTCCTCATGCTTTTTGTTTACCTTTTTCAGATTCTTGTTATCCTCCGTAACCTCATCATAAAGTTTTTTATCTACATATGTAGGTTCTTTCTTGTTCTGCACTAATAAGGTATTATTAGCATCCTTATTTATCTTTTCATAAGCCTTTTTGCCATCTTCTTCACCTAATATTGATATTAGGTACTGTAATAAATCCATATTTCCCTCCTACTTATTTGCATTAAAAATAGACCTTTTAACGACTTGTCTAGGTCGAATTGTATTAATTAGTGTTGCGACGGAAACAAATTTCCTTCGCACACTTTTTGCCGTAATTTGCGGTAGATAGTGAAACGAAAAAAGCTAGTATTTTCAACACTTGTACAATTTGCGTTTCTTTCGTCCCGGTAGAAAATGGAACGCAAATAACGAAATTAACCGCAACAACCAGTTGAAACAATGCAATTTCAATCGCGAATAAATTTATACAACGAATTTTAGCCTTTTTCCGTTACATAGATTTTTATACGTCGAATTTTAGCCAAAATCCGTTATATAGATTCTTTTTTTACTATTTCCAGGTTGTTGTCTACTAACACTGTGTAAAGTGCATCTGCTAACCTTTTTATCGTATGTTCTTCCTTTAATTCGTTTATACTGTACATATGTTCTATACCATGTAAAACCTCATGTATTAGCGTACATTTAGATTGCTCATCAGAGTTATCAGCATTTAAGCGTATAACACTATCATCATGGCTTATTTCACCATAACAGTCATTAGTTGCAATCAGCAACTTACCCTTATCCTTTGCACATATTTCTATATCATATTTTCGCCAACCTATTTTTATTTCTTTTAACATTTTATACTCCTTACAAAAAATTTATAACACTAAAAAAGCACCCCAACTACTGTTAAAGTGCTTACATATTGTAAATAACTATATCTTGCCATATATTTTTTATAGGCTCGCCGTTTATATAGTGATTATTAACTAAATCTTCTGCATTAGTGTAATAATCTTCTATTTCTCCATCATCCCTAGATATAAGTAAATCCCCTTGTGGTGCTCCTATATAGTATCTAACTCCATACAAATCAAATTCTATATCAAGCCCCATTTCAATGGATTCAATTAATTCTTGTAGGCTTACAAAATCACCATTTGCCATATTACCATCACTCCTTAATTAAATCTTTATTGGCTATTTTCTCAGCTTTTGTTAATTCCCTCCCAACACTTTGCCTAACATACTTTTCTTTGTTTTTTTGTGTTGGTTTCCAGCTATGTGCATGAGGAACAATCGGATGTTTCTTTGGATTACCATGATTTGTAAAATCTATATCTAATTTTACTTTTCCATTTTTACCAAAAAAACGTCTAGTAACAATTTTATTATCTATAATTTTTTCAACTACACTATTTGGGGTGTTATGTATTGGAATTTTCTTTTCCTTAGTTTTATGTGTGTTTTCAAGGCATTTTTTTTGCCAAGATACATCTCGATAGACCCCTTGTAATTCTTTGTATGTGTTAAGTTTATTATACTTTAAATTTTGAAAACTCTCAAGGTTGTTAGGGACATTTTCTTTGCCTAATATATTAATATATCTTTCGTATTGTTCTTTATCTCGCATTATTTTAGAGATTTCATCAGGGTGTTTTTGGGATAAGTTAGTATAAAAATCATTTTTTACACTTCCACTTTTAACCTGTGTGTTATCTTTGTGTCCATACTTTTCTTGAAATACTATTTCATCAGCTTTCCACTTCTGATAGCTATTTTCCAACTCTTCATCTTCTCCACCATCTACCCAGTTATTAACTCTATTTATTATATCATCTAAACTAGGCTGCTCTTGTGTAGCATAACATAAACAATTAGGATGTGATATTGGGTACTCCTCTATAGGAAACACCCCTCTACCTAGGTTATAGCCGTCTTGGTTGGCATATACATCGCATATATCTTCCCCCCAACGCTTAACCTGTCTTTCATAATGGCTACTTGATAAGTTCCACCTCATACCCTTACAAAATACATTTTCTTTAGCATTGTTTCTATCAGTTTCATTAGCTATATGCGTTAAAGATGTTCTTGCTAGCCTTTGGGCCTGATATGATATATTTCTATCCATACCACTAACTATAGTACTTGCTTTTGTCATTTGTGTAGGGTTTACATAGTTATCTAGCTTCTTTGCCAACTCCCTAGAATTGGCCCCTTTTGCTATGTTACTAGAAATCAGAGTCTTTATATCATCGCAGTTCTTTTTTGACTTTTCCCATATCCTATCACTTAAAGACTTCCCATCATCGTATAAGCCTCCTGCCAAGAAATTATTTACATACTTATAATTAAGATCTCGTAAATATCCATTGGCTATAGTAGATATATGAGGGGGATATATTAGTTCATTAAACAAAGTTTGTACTCCTGTAGTTACTTCTACAGTAGCGTATATTCCCGACTCAATAGCTTGTGTAAGCCTTTCATTTAATGTAGTAACCATATCATCTAAGTCAGCATATATATTTTCATAATAAGCCGTCTGTAGGTTTCTACGTTCATTTTCTTTTATCTTACTAGCTATACTCTTAGTTGCCTCTTTATAAGCCTTTAAAACTTCTATTTCGGTTATAAACCTAATACGTGATAGTTTCTTCCTAGATGCCTTTACAAGCTTTAAATATTCATCAGCCATATAAAAACACCTCTATTACTCTTCTAGGTTGGTATTTTGTTCTTTTGACAACTGCCTTGATATTGGGTCCATTGTTGACTCATTAATCATCTGATTATCTTCTATAATCTCTCTAAACAACTCCTCATAATCTTCATCACTTCCATAGTCTTTTATATAAGACCTATGAGATCTAACATCGGCTGCAACTTCTTCCATAGCCAACCTCTTCGCATCCTCTTCATCGTCAGGAATAGGGTAGTTCTTTTTCAAAATCATAGAAAACTCAAGGTTTAAAAAGTTTTTATCAAAATCATCATAACAATTAAGCTGGTCGCATGATTGAATAATTAGATTTATTAGCTTAAATATTCCACTTTCCCAATCTTGCCACTTCTCCTCACACCTGGCGATTAAGTCATTGTATATAAATTTCAATGCCTTTGCAGATGGTATTTCTTTTAATGCGTCTTTCCTTGGAATAGCTAACTTATCACCCATTGAATTTCTAAGGCTATCTAAAAACTCTTTTACAGGTTCTGCATTTGTAAAGTTACTTTCAACTATCTTAACTTGTGCCTGCCTTCCGTCATCTTTGGATTGTAACTCTGTGCCAATGGCAATTATTGAACCAGGGGCAACTGTAATGTTATTAACATCTTCTGGGTCACCATCAATAATGGTAGTAGCACCAAACATATTAAACCTTAATGCATCTGCAAAGTCGGATAATCTCCTGTTATACTGGTCTTGTAGGCTCTTTAACTGCTGTATATCACTGACTCCATTAGGGTTAAATAAATCTCTTTCATTAAAGAATAATACCGCTGGTATTCTATCGTATATGGTCCTCTGTGGCATTTGTTCGCCCCCTATAGGGTTTTGAGTATCGTTACTATAGAAATGTTCCTTTAATAGCATACAACACTTGTCAGAGCCATCTATGTTACTTTCTAGGTAATAAGTATATCTAGCAAATATATGTTCTTTCTGTTCTTGATCATACCCTATATATGTTACTAGTTTTAGGGTATCTAAATCCCCTTGGCTATCAAGTGTATAATTAAAATCGCATACATCATGCGAATGTATTTTCACTGGTCCGCCCTCGTTGGCCTCTAACCTTACTAGTATTTTCCTCGTTATGCTGGCTAGTTTAAAATTCTTTAACATATTGGGCCAAAACGAATTACTATCTAATATACCGTCAATAAACAGCCTAAACTGTTCTAGTTTTTCCTTTTCTCCCTTGCTATTACCTCCAATATTATTATCATTTAGTTTGAATAATAAATCAGGGGCTTTACCTAGGAAGAATCTAGCCTGTTTCTTTATCAGTTCCTGCGTTATATTATCTATAACTTGACTAGGTATATAATCTAGATTATCTTCAATAAACCAACTTTGACCTAGCATTCTTTTATTAGTCTTATCTGTATAGGCTTTTACTTGTTCACTAGTAAATGCCCCATGATAAAACATATAATCCTCTTTTATGCTAGCTAGTTCCTGTTTTTCCTCCGAGGTAAGTCCTAGAAGATTTAACTTAATTTCATCTTTATTTATTTCTTTTTTGATGTTTTTCACATCTGCCAATTAAAACACCCCCTCGGCCTTAGAATATTTCATAGCCATTTTGGACTTAGTTTGTTTCTGGTTAATACTTAGCCCTCGGCCTATCTTCTGTAATTCGGCACTATATGTCGCTAACTTACCATTAAATATTATGGTATGTACAAAATATCTTATAGCATCCATACAATGGTCATATTCTTTAGTAGGCTTGTCTTCACCTCTAGACATAGCCTTTTCATCCCATATATAAGTTGAAAACTCTTTAAAGGTATTTATACATGTATTACTAAATGCTATTAACTTATTAGATAGTGCTGTAGCAACATTTCTAATGCCGTCCTCAACATTATTTTTAGCTTTCCTTACTTTATATTTGCCTTTTTCTCTTATCAACTGGATAAAAGAAGCAGCCGACGGGTCAACTATTATTCTTTCAGGGATTACACCATCTAACCACCGCACTAAGTCTTTATAATATATGTTGTCAGACTTCTGTTTTTCTTTTTCGCGTCCACTATAATAGTACTCCTTGATACAATGGTACATATTCTCTACTTTCCCCCATAATAAATAGACCATAGCATTTTGAGTACCATAGTCCACACTTACATAGTATTTATCATATCGAGTTAAAAGCTTGTTTAGGATGTGAGTACTTTTGCTAAACATATCATATATAACACCCTCGGCCTGTACCCATAGACCTTTAACATATCTTAATTTAAAGACACCTTGATATAAAGCTTCATACCTTTTCTTCACCTTTTCACTGAGAGATAGATTGTCATCCATAGTAAAGTGTAGCCTGTATATCATCTTTTCCTTAGCCTTGTCTATAAAGTCAGTCTTTAGCCAATGGAAAGCCCCTCCAGGGTTACAGTTTAACCATATCTTAGACCCCTCAATAGAACATCTAGCAATCATCTGCTCTATAAAGTTTCTAGGGAATAGTGCAGCCTCGTCAGCTAATGCCCCTGCGGCCGTTAACCCCTGTAGTTTATCCTGTGACGCTTCATTATTAGCATCATACATATAATATATATTAGTATCTATAACTAGATAATTTTCAGACCTATTATATTCATACTTCCAACCCCAAGCATTTAATATTTCTTTCATAGGCTCTATTACATTCTTCTTTAGTGAACCTATTGTCTTGCCGGCTATTATAAAGTTCTCACCCTCAAACATAGTTTGACTATACTGTAAGAATCCACATATCATCGCTATTGTTTTGCCGGATCTAACTGCCCCATCTGCTATTATCATGTCGCATATAGAAGCACTAGCCACTGGCCTCCACCAGTTCATTAATTGATTTTGTTTTTTTGAAAACGGCTTAAATATAAACTTTTTATTTTCTCTTTTTTTCTTAATCTTCGCCATCCTCATCATCCTCATTATCGTAAACTACATCATAATTAAATGTATTTTCATTTATTCCCTGGCTATTTTCAACTTCCTTACCATATTCATCAGGGTTAAAATCATCAAATAAGCTATTATCAAAATTATTGCTAGTAGCTTGTAGGAAACTTTTGATATTTTCATCCTGCCCTACATTATCCTCTATGCCTAGTACCTTTATCCTTTCGAGTTCTAGTTTTTCTTTAGCAATATCCAATAACTCTCTTTCATGCTTTATCTTCGCCATCTCACTTATAACCTTGGCCCGTTGCTTTTGTATTCTAGTTAATTCACTCTCATACTTATTAATCAACTCAAATGCATATACGGTCCTCGTGTTTATTTCCTTAGACTCTTCCTTAAAGTCCAGTGTATCAATTGTGCCTTTATGGAACGTTTCTGTAGCCCTTCTATCAGCACCCACAACAATTAAATCCTTATCGCTATTTCTAAGGGTATTTATAAGCCTCATATACTTAAACTCTCTAACTGTTAGGATGTCCTTTTCTCTCTCTAGTTCCATTAACTCGTCATATCGGTTAGCGTCACTAATTAAATCTATTTCCTCTTCTGTCATGGTTGAGTACATGATACGCTCGTATGCACCATGTTTTACAGCTAATTTATTATTATCCAATGCCGGTACTCTCTTAGTCTTTGTTTTCTTGGGCGATGCCTTGTTCTTTGTTGCAACAGCTTTTTTGTTTGTTGCAACATTATTTTTGTTGCCTAATTTTTCATCTTTCCATTTTTCCCTCGAAATCCAAGAGCGTAACGTGCCATGTGAAATATTAAGCTTTTCGGATATTTCCCTTGGTTTTACACCTTGGATAAATAATTTTTTAGCTTTTATTTTTTCATTTGCCACACCACCACCTCTTTTTATTTACATCGTTTTTTATATTTTTCAGCACAAAAAAAGGAAGAACGTATTTAAATTCTCCCTTTAGTTGCTATATTCATTTCTTCTAATAACCTTATTGATACCTTTTCTCGCCCCATCTATATCGCCTTTTAATACTTGCCCTTTAATGGTCTTTAACGTGTTTCTATTTATACAACCCCTGTTTCTTTTTAGTATGTATAATAAAGCCTTTTGCTCTGCATTTAATTCCATAATTACCTCACATAAGCTATAAAAGATATCTTTCTAGGCTTCTGATTATACTTCTTTGCAAGTTCAACCGCTTTTTTGTTTGCATATTCTATAAAAGGCTGTATTTCTTTCTTTGCTTCTTCTCTGCTAATAAGGTTATTTCTATATTCTGCTCTTGCTTTTTCTGCTCTATTTTTTAATTCATTGTTCATTGTTATTTCCCCCTTGTTCTTTTGTTTCTCACATTCTAAACGATAAGTTTATAAATGTCGAGTTATTCCGGGAAATTTTCTGAAAAAAATTTCAGGTTCTTCGTATGTTTCAAGTTCAGGGAAGTTTAATTTAATTTCTTTAGGGTTACCTTTGTAGAAAACTAATACATTTTGGTGTATCCTTACAACTTTTCTGTTACCCATACTTTTTCTCGCTCTAATAGCAGCACTACCTGCAGAATTTAACAGTATAAGGTCATTATAGAAGTAGCATCCTTCTTCTGCTAATGCTCTTTTTGTTATGCCTGTCAAATCTCTGTAAAACCCTTGTTTATCCCTTACATCTGAAATAACAACAACTGCAAATCTATTATTTTTTAATGTTCTTGCTGTTTTCCTTAGTATATCCCTGTATACCTCGTCAAACTCTTCAAAACTCATATTGGATATATCATTCTCATTATCTGAATAGACTTCTAAATCAAAGTATGGCGGACATGTAAACATTAAATCCATACTATTCTCTTTAACATGATTTAGTATGTTTTGACTGTTATCACATAGCCAATTAATATTGCTAAGTCCTATTTCATTAGCGTTATTATAATTAGCGTCTATTTGTTCTTGTCTTAGGTCTATACCTGTGTAATTAAAACCCAATGAACTAGCTACAATACCTCTTACACTGCCCCCTGCGAACGGATCTATTATATTACTACCTTTACCAGGAGCAAACCATGTATATCCTAACTCGCATAATACAGGGTCAAATATACTGGTACCCCCTAGCGACTCACTTTGTAGGGATTTAGAAAAGGTTAAATCTTCATCTCTACCAACCTCGCTTTTTATTCCTAACTCTTTCCACATATTTCTTCTATCTATCCATCTTTTAGTTTTGGTGTCTATGTATGAAAATGGAGGGAATAAAAACGTATCAAATAAATTTGAGTCTAAGGGGTTATTTTTTATCTTTTCCGCCATGGTCAAAGGCTGTACCCCCCCTATTTCAACATTTTCAAACATTTCTTCAAAATCAAACAAGCTCATATCTACGTTATCACCTATCTCTGCCAACTCTCTTGATAGGGCTTCAAAATCCCATCCAGCAAACTCGCTTGTTTTATTATCAACTAACCTATATGCCTTTATCTGTTCCTCTGATAGATCAGTTAAATAAATACAAGGTACTTCATCTAACCCTAATACCTTTGAGGCCTCGTATCTAGTATGTCCTGCAATAATAACATTGTTTTCATCTAGTAATATAGGATTAGTAAACCCAAACTCACTAATAGACTCAACAACCTTATCTATTGCGTTTTCATTGTTTCTTGGATTGTTTTCATATGGTATTATTTCATCCATACTAACAATCTTAATTTGTCTATTCATAAATACCTCCTTATATTCCCTTAATTGCACTATTAGTAGTTGTGTTAAGAGTAAAATTAAAAACAGCCCTCAATAATTAAATTAAAGGCTGTTTACAAATTTATTCTGTTTGGGGAATAATGTAACGTGCGTGAAGAGGGTATTGGCAATAATATATCTGAATTAATCAAAAGGAGACTTTATGAACACTAAGAAAACTTACAAAATACCCTCTTCACTCTATCAACACACTATCATAATAACACAGTTTTTTTTCCCTGTTTTGCCAACTTTTATTTTTTTAAAATTTTTTATATATAATTTAGTCCTTTTGCGACACTATGTATAAATATAGCTTTATACCTAGCAAATGTCCTTGCCCCTGCATAAGTAGGATATGATTTATTATACTGGATGTTGTTCCATACTCCTGCCCTATATTCTTCCGGTATTAATTCTAAGGCCATATCAATAACCTTTACATCTTTCAGTAGGTCGCAACGCTTTATTACCATACTAGATACTTGATCCGATACTCCATTACCCCTAGGCATACCATCTGTATTTACTCCACTTATTTCTACTAGACTATTAACCTCTTCTTTCATCCTGTCATAGTCCCTAATAGTCCATAAGGTCCTATTATAGGCACTTCTTGGCAATTTGTATTTATTCTTCTTAACTCTTTGATAATCTCTCACTTAGTCACCATCCTATACAAACATAACACATACATAAATTATCTATCTTCTATATTTGTCCCCGACCTCAAACTGCTTATACTCTTCCTTAGTAACGAATACAGTTGTCTGGCCACCAAATATATCTCTTAATAGGAATGAATACTGTTCAGGGTATGCTTCCGGCTTTTTACTTTGTATTACCTTACCATCTACCATCTCCTCATACTTTTCGTATTTAACTACACTAGGCGAATAATCTTTTTTAATTACTGTACCTATATATGTTTTTGCTATATACTCAACCCTTATATATCCAACTAGACAGCCTAATCCAAAAGAACATATTAAGGCTAATACATATATCTTTAACTTGTGTTTAAATAGTAGTTCCATCTTTATCCTCTTTCTATTTCCAGCTTTCTTAATAACTTAATATCTTTTATATCTTGTGCATTAAAAGGCAATTCTTCATCATTCCCTGCATATGTATTGCAATATTTTAACGCTAATTCGCAGGCTGTTAGGATAGTGTTATGTACAAACTCCTTATCTTCCGTTATTTTTGTTGTATTAACGCTATCCCAGTCTGTACTCTCTATGATATCCATTAACTTGGCAATTTCCGGATCTTCGTATGTACATATACAATATGTATGTGCGTCTTTTGAATGATTATGCCCTTTTCTCTTTAAATAATTTTCGGCTGCCTTTTGAGTTAAAAAGCAAAATTGATGTTTCCAACCTACTCTCATATTTACTGTAACTATTTCATAGAAATTATCATTAAAAAACGATATTAACTCATCCGCATCCATGCCTTTAATAATAATGCCGTCTTCGTTATCGCTATCTCTTGATATACTTACCTTACTGCCGGCATATGCAAATGTAATTATATTATTTTCAAAATTTAAATTTTCTATAACAAGTTCTCCTGTATAATAGTCTGTTTCGAATTCTAAAGCTTTTAAAATGTCATATATATCCTCTAAGTCTAGAACGTTGCAGTTTTCAGAATCATATAAAAGATAATAATCCTCATGTCCTTCTTCTGTAACTGTATCATTTCTATCTTTTATAACCCATGTTCTCACATTTCCAGTCCCACAATTATCTTGAGTATTTCTCTCTTTTTGTAATGCTTTTAAAAAGTCTATATCATCCTTGCTTATTACCCTTTTAACCCTAGTATCTTCGTGATACCTTAAATTCTCGTGAAAGTATGTCATTATTCCATCCCCTTTATATTTTTGTACTAATTTATTTACCTATCTACTACAAATAGTAACTTATATTAGTTCTGTATATGCCTTATAATTAAGGTATAACAAACATACATATACACAACTCAATTATCCACATATTGGCCGTTAAGTTTATTGCTTTATTGTGCTAAATATCAATAATTATTGTTTTTTTAACATTCCCCATTGTTTTATTTAGTATGATTTTATATACTATACTTGAAAAACAATAAAAAATGTATCTATTTAACACTTGACCGGACTACTGCGGAGTAATCCGGTCTATTTTTGTCCTAAACCTCAATAAATGTATATTCAGGATATTTATATTTGAATAGCTTTCTCTTGATAATATAGGTTGGCTCTTTGCGTGTTATAGGTGATTTAACATCCTCAATATACTTCTTACTCCCCCTACTATATACAAAGTCAGCAAGGTACTTTATGGACCGTTCTGTACGCCCTGTATTGTCTTTAAATGTTTCTTGTAGTACAAATGGTACCTGTAGTCTTAAATCGCTAATACAACCCGTACTAGCTAGCCTAGACAACTCTATATACCTATTACATTCTTTCTTGCTATCAAACTTTATCCCATTATAGATTACTTTTGTATTTTTATACTTATTCTCTTTTTTCCTTTTAGCTGGCATCTTGCCGGTTTTTTTTATCATTAGATTTTTATATTCTTCCTCCGACCATCTAATCATTAATTCCCCCTTTAAACTCTATCTTTTTGACTAAAATTTATAGGCCTAGACACAATATCTCCTGTATTTATATCTTTTATACGAATAAGATTTCTGTTTCTTGGAAAGGCTTCAATGTAGCCATAGTTAGTCCTAAAGTAAATATTAAAGTCATTTGTATATAAATATGATCCGGTTATCCATTTGGACCCTGCCTCATTACTTTTAACTCGGTATTCCTTACCAACAGTTAAATCGCTAAAATCCTTTAACATAGCGTTTCTTTGATTTCTTTTTATTAGCCATTTTCTTCTTTCGTTGTTAATACCAAACTCTTTTTGCAGTTCTTCTTTTTTATCCAGTTCTACCTTTTGTTTCCTCATATTGCATCTTCTTACGATAACTGCTGACCTGCTTCTAATATTTCCAAACTTATTTAAAAACTTCTTATATAATTCGTTTTGGTTATCATCTATATTGTTTCTAATTAGTTCATCCTCTTCCTCGGTCCACACAAAAGCATTATTACTTCTATTGCCGAATACCTCCTGCAAGTTATGTTCTCTTATTAATCTAACTCTTTTTTCTCTTATGGCTTCATAAGACCTTGTATCCCCTACCTCTTTTTTAAATAAGGCAACAAGAGTATCTATATCATGATGAAGATTATTTAATACAAAGTCTAGCTCTTCTTTCTTCCAACGCTTACCAGTCAATGATATCATCCCTCTTTCTTTTATGTATTTTTATGCTATTTCATAGTATTAACCAATGCACCTAATAACATTGTCGCTAACATACCATCTATATTAGGCTCTGTTCTTTTGCCATATAATGCGGAGTCCATAAAATCGCAAAACTTTTTAAATTCTTCTGTTTCCTTATGATTTATCATTAACTCTGATATATGCCAACCATTTATAACGTATGTATATCCATTTCCAATGATTCTGTTCTTTAATTTCTCTATTTTATGAGCATTGTTTTTTAACCCATCCATAGAAGAATTGAAGGTTACTCCATCATACTTTGCCCCTACCTTTAAATCATTTCTTATAATAACCACATCTCCAACATTGTATTTAGGCTTAACATCTGTTTCTTTTTCTTTTTTTCCTGTAGGGTTATCAGCATCATCTTTAAATGGTTTTTCCGGCTTTTCTGTGCCTTTTTCACTATCTCCTGCTATTCCAGTGCTACCATAGCCATCATCACCCCTTACAGACGTTTCTAGCGTGTCAGACTCAATGAAATTGGCATGCTCTACCTTTGCTATTACCATCTGGGCTATCTTGTCCCCTATTTTTATCTTGTAATACTTGTCTGATACGTTTTGAATGATTACAGCAACCTCACCTCTAAACCCACTATCTATAGTAGCAGGGCTATTAGGTATTCTTAATGGTGTTTTAAGGCTATTGCCGGATGTTGGTCTAATCTGTATATCATATCCAATAGGGCCGGCTATTTTAAACCCTACACCGCATAATACAGTCTTAAATGGTGCTATTGAGTAACCATCAGGATTCTTAATTTCCTCAAACTCACCCTCATTATTTAAAGCCTTTATATTGCTTATAAATAAGTCTGCCCCTGTGTCCTCTGTTCCATGTGCGTATTTTGGTAATATTGCGTTATCCCTAATCTTCTGTATCTTTATATCTAACATTTATTTGTCTCCTTCTCTGCAAATACATCCTTTTTCCATGTCATAATATATCTTTATTCCATACTTCCTATACAGCCTATTTTGTATATCTGTTATTCTATTTGAGTCCTGTTCGGCACTCTTTAATAACTTCAATTGTTCAGTTATAAACCTGTTTAACCTAGTTTTACCCCATCCCATATCTAATAGTGCCTGTAATGATAGGGATGTTAAAGCTAGAAATACCATGTCGAATTGTTCTTCTGATTTTTCTTGTACAATACGATTTATATCTTCATCCGATATTAAACGCATATGCAACTCTTTAGGTTGCTTACCGTCTTTTACTTTCTTAACAAGCTTACTGCGTTGTTTAGCGTTTAGCGTTGGTTTAAAATTTAGTATTCTTTCCAGTATCTTGGCATTAGGTAGGTTCTTCCCTTGTTCCCATTGCCTTAACTGTGCAACCTTTATTTTTAACTGTTCTGCAAACTGGTCTTCAGATAGGGAGTAAAACTCCCTGATCTTCCGTATATTGGCCCCAGTTGCTTTCTTGTCAAATAAATTCACGTCATTATTTCCCCCCTTGTATAACAGCTTTTTATATATTCATTTTCAGTTGTTCTTCTATTTTTACATTTAACATTTCATCCTTAGCCCTTTTATAAAATGTTTTATCTATTTCAAAACCATAACAACTTCTATTTAATTCTAAACATGCCCTTAGTGTTGCACCACTTCCACACACCGGATCTATAACCACATCCCCCTCATCTGTGAATATTTCTATTAGCTGTTTTAACACATTTACAGGTTTCTGCGTTGGGTGTATTTTAGGGTAGATATTTTTATTATCTCTGTTCCAGTTAAAATAGTTAAATACCATTTTACCCTTGCCGGTTTCTTTCTTGCAATTATTGAATTTAGGTAATTTATCCCTATATAGTACAACCGCATGCTCTGTAGCCCCTACGATTTTCATATTTGCTTTTAGCACTTGTGCAGAGTAGTTTTTTATAAAGTGGATAGGGTACCAATTTTTAAATCCATGTTTTCTTCCGAACTCTACCACTGTTGGTATCTGTTCAAATGCACAAAATACTATCATAGCCGGTGCCTTTCCTTTTTCTTTAGGCTCTTTAATTAACAACCTACTGCAAAAGTGCATATACTCTGCAATCTTGAAATATCCATCTGTGTTAAAGAACGTTGAATTAGCTTTTTTACTCTCGCCCTTTTTATTATCCCCTCCGTTATACCATAAAGGGTTACTCGCATATGCGTTTTTACCTAGGTTATAAGGTATATCTGCAATTACTAATTGAGCCTTTGGTATTCCGTACTTTTTATAGTTTTGAAAATTATCATTGTATATTTCTATTTTTGTCCTTCTCTTGTGTTGCATTACTTCACCTCTTAGAATGGTACATCGTCATCATCTACCGCACTAAACTCGGCTGGTGCCTCTTGTGGTGCTTGTTCGCCCTGTTCAGCTTTTGACTTACTCTCTAATGCCTGTATATTTCTACCTGCTACCTTTGTAAATGTCCTTTTTTCGCCGTCCGGTGTTTCGTATCTATCAACTCGAATAGATCCTTGAATGGCTACCAATCTTCCCTTAGTGATGTAATTAGCAACAAACTCTGCAGGCTTACCCATAATCTCTACTGGTATGAAGTCTACAGGTGTAGAACCATCCTTATTTTTATAATCTCTATCAATAGCCAATGTAAATGTGGCTACTGGTGTTCCTGACCCTGGAATATATCTAAGTTCAGGATCCTTAGTTAATCTTCCAACTATAACAATATTATTCATCTTCATTCTCCTTAAATAATTCTTCTAACTCTTCAAATTTAACTAATTTTCCTAAACGCTCTATACCTTCTTTAGTAAACAATTTATCTTCTTTAGCGTTTTGAAGTAGATTTATTTCCCCTTTTTCAGTCATTCCAGCAAGCTCTATACTTGCTAGACTATTCGCACTAAGAATCTCTATTTCTTTATCTTTACTAATTCTATAAATTAATCCATTTCTCTCATATGCTTTGAAAATTTTTCCTATCAATTTAGTTCAACCTCTCTTCTTCAAACGTTTCTATTACATTAATGATTTTTTCAACAATATTGTAAAATAACTTATTCCCAAAATCTTCTATACCGCAAATTTCAAAATTATTAAAATAATCCCAAACAGAACAACAGTAACTATCTCCGCCTAATTCATCAATAATTTCATGAACTAAGTTTTTTATTGTTATGTTTGTACCGCTTTCGGGTGCTTCTATAAAGTCTTTTAATTTTTTAGACATTGGTTTGTATTCTTCATATTTATCGTTTCTCATATTTTTCAACCTCTGGAACTTGGTCTAAAATAGTCCTATTGGTGCATGTGTCATCTCCTATATATTTACCATTGGAATTATAATATTCATCATACATACTAGCTCTATTCTCATCATCTACTATTATGTTCCCATCTGCTACTGATCTAGCAAACAACAAATTCAAACACCGGTTATTATTGCAATAGTAATCACCTTTATAACCATAAATTAAATTTTCTTCACTTTTGCAACGTTTACATTTTTTCATTCTCCATCTCCTTATATCCAATCTCTTAAAATCTCCGGCAATTCCCTACTGTGATTCTTATATTCATTTTTTATATTCTCTTCAATACTACCAAATTGACTGCTTAAAGCCATTGATATTAAATGCCTGTCTGTATTTGTCAATGATTTTTCTCTTAACAATACATTTCTTCTACGATCTATTTCCATTTCTAAATGTTGTTTTTTTCTTAGCTTTTCATTTAGAGCAATTAATTTTAATTTAAACTTTACTTTTTGATTTTCATCCATGTTTTATACTCCCTTTACAGTGGCTTGTGCAATTTCTGCATATCCCACTATTACACTATTCAGTAACTCCAAACCAGTATTTTTTAAGTCTATCTTCGCCGATTTCATTAATTACTTTTTTAGCTATTTCTTCTGATTCAAAATAAGGAATTGCATAATCTACAACCGCATAATAGCTAATGTTAATTTTTTTTTCGTCATGATAATATACTATGCAATAATTCTCTTCTTCAGCCTCGAATGGCTTGCTATACTTCCTTATAATAGCCTCAACCCTACGTCTTTCAGCTTCAAACTCTGCTTCTTCACTAGTTAAAAATGCATTCCCTAAACTTCTAATTTTTTCATCATAAAAGCTATCAAAGTAAGTTGTTTCAATTTCTCCATCTTCAGTTATGTAATAATATTCTTCTATTCTATTTACAGTATCTAAATCCCATATCGTCTTAGGCTTCTGTTCTGCCTCTGTCTTTTTAACAATAAGCTCCTTTATTTCATCCCAGTTGTCATCTATTAATTTTCTTATATCGTTGCTCATTTAATTAACCTCTCTTAAAATGGTATTCTCCTCATTTCCCAATCGGATGGTATATCAACCCCATCTAATCTTTTTTCTAAATCTTGTAGCATTTTTATATCTTTCAAGTCTTCTTTTTCTCTTTCTAAAGATAGTATTTTGCCATTTTGGTGTATTACACATTCTAAATATTTAATAGCGTAACAGTATGCCTTTGCTTTAGCTTGTTTTAATAGTATTTCACTTGTCTCCATGAATATCGCCCCCCTATATTGTTTCTTTGGCTATCAACCATTAGTTGACAGCCACTTCAACTTTGTAAAAACTTATTTATAAAGTATACTTGACCTTTGCCAGTTACCTTAGTAGTCTTAGTTAACCTTACTGACCCATCAGGATTTAAATGCGTTCTTTCCTTAACCTCAAATAATTCTAAGTCCATGGCCCTCTGCGTTGGCATGTTGTAACTTTCACCATTTCTACTTATTAGGTAGCCATTAGACCTTAGCCACTCAAACAACCTATTTTGGCCTATGTCATAGCCGTTCTGTTTAATTAGCTTAGCTAAGTCTCCTATAAGTATCGTCTGCCTGCTACTAGCCACGCTATCAGCAAATAATACCTTGGGTTGATTAGCTTGGTTGATTAATTCTAATTGCTCCCTTGCTTGTCTTTCTTCTTTTAGCTGTGTAGCTACTTGAATTAGTAAATCAGGATTGTTGATTAATTCATCTGTTGCATACATCCCAGTCCTGCGTATATCAGGTAATACTTTACTGGTCACCCACTTCTTAAACTTCTTAGCCTTATCAAGCTTGCTTCCCATAATTAGGCTATACATTCCTGACTCATTTATTAGCCAGCCACCTCTCTGACCTAAACTCGATAACGAATCGTTATTGAGTTTATCCTCAGGATCTACATGGTCTGTTAAGGCTTTACTAGGGTTAGAATAACCTAATGCACAAGCTATGTCCTTACCCACAAAATAAGGCTCGTTATTTACCATAACAGTCCTTATCAGCCCAAATTCAAGGCTGTTAAATTGTCTGTAATTACCCATACTAAACAACTCCTTTTAGTTTTTCTTTTAATTGCTTAGCCATCCTACCTCCTACAATGTCTATAACTTCTCCACATACTCCACAAGTTACATAAATTAGATTTTTCTTTTGTTCTAATATATGTCCCTCTTTGTTTTCGCAGTATTTACACTTTCTTTTATATTTCATAACTAAACATCCCCCAGTAAATGTATTTATTATTTTTGTCCCATTTTTGTATTAAATCTTCTTTGGCCGTTTCTTGTTGCACAAACAACAGTATGGATATAGTTGTTAATTTCCTTATGTTCTCTAGCTACCTTGCTGGCACGTTCCATTTTCTGCTTATATGTTGCATACCTATAGCAATTATCATGACAATACAACTCCCTATCTTTACACCTGTAACAAGGGTTATTTTTAGTCCTAAGTATCATATCTACCACTCCTCTATACCAAACATTTCCCAATCTTTAATTCTAGCTAAGTAACGTGTCTTATCATCAACTATACCTATGTAATTTAAATCTTCATCATACATATTTATTACGAAGTCAAGCGTGTCTTGTAGCATACTAGGAGTTATTTTGTTTACTCTTGCCATAAATATATCGCCATCTTTTATTGGTCCCCATTCAAGGTAGAAACCTACATTATCATCTATGCTATGTTCAAGGTATTCTATGAACTGATCTTTTCTGCTTAGTGCTTTTTTCTCCATGCTCCCTATCCCCTGTTACATATACTCAAATGTTCCAACACCAATTAATTTTACGTTAGCTGATAAATTTTCTGTTTCCTCAAATCTAAGCCTTTGCAAATCTTCACTCTTTATTGTGACTGTACACATATCATTTTTTATTTTGATTTTCTTTAATTTTCTTTCAGCAAAATGTGTATCTATATCAAATTCCTTTGACACCTTTTTCTCTGACATAAATAACAGGAAGTTTTTCCTTTTAAGGTCATTATGAATACAGTTTTTTGCAAATATTTCAAAATTAAACTCATTACCCTCTGTTAGGCTATAATGTAAGTCACTTATTATGTTTAAACCCTCGTTTAAATCATTTATATAGTTAACTGAAACCCATCCTTTAACTAATTCTATTATTTTATTTGTTAAAAACCTGCTATCCTCAACTACATCGGCTTTTAGAAATTCGTTGATAAAATCTGATTCAGCTTTCTTACCCTTTCCAAAAGCACTATCTAGGGCTAGTACATCCCATGTATCATTCATCCCTGATAGGCCACAAGTAAAACCTAGGCTATATTTAGGCTTTTTAGGATGTGCCTTGTTGTTTATCGACAACTCAATAATTGGCATTCCGTCATCATGTCTGATCTTGTTTGTAAATATCTGTGTATACTCTAGGCATATACCTGCAACATAATTCTTATCCTTGTGCTTATAGCTAACAACTAAAAAATCATTACTATCTATGCTATTATTCTCACGACTTGTAGCATGTAATAGTTCTGCTAATTTCTTAGAGTTGTTGATAAAATCTTCATCGCTATATATCATGCTTTCCGTACAAGCCCTTAACTCGCTATTAGTAAAATCTTGATATTTACAAGGCCTTGTATATTTGCTGTTAATTAGCGACCTAACCAAGCTTTCAACCATACTATTAACATCCTGATTAGTTCTAACCGGTAACTCAACATTGTTTAGTAATGCACCATCCATACTCTTATCCACTAAGTGAATTATTGCGTTTTTAACATACATTTTCCATTTTCCCCTTTGTTTTAATTTTTATTTTTTCTTTCGCCAATGCTCTAACCTCTTGTTTTTATCGGTTGATATTAGCGTATATTTTTGTGACATCTCCATTAGCCTGCTAACTATCCCTTCGTCAATCTTAATCATATCACTAGGCAATAACTCCGATGTTATGATTACAGGCTTATCCATCAAGTATCTAGCATTGATAATCTCAAATAAGACTTTTTTGTCCGCCTCTGTAGGCTCACCCTTAAATAAATCATCCAGTAATAATACATCTGCCCTTTTAACACTTTCTATTAGTTCCTGATAACCCTCTTTATCGGTAATCATCTGCTTAATCAGAGTTATAAATTGCCTGTAATCTAGGTATTTCACAAAGACCCCGTTATGTATTAGGTTATTAGCTATTGCCATACCTAAATGCGTCTTACCGCTTCCTACATGGCCTAATATCATGATACTTGCCCCCTCTTGATATGCCTTAGTTTTGACGTATTCAATACAAGCCTTCTTAACTCCCTCATTGGCCGGATTCCCTTCAAAGTTTGAAAAAGTCTTAGATCTAAATTTTTCGTAAATTCCTGAATACTTCAAGGCCCTTTCGTGATTTTTTTCAGCCTTACAACTACACTCAACCATAACTTCTTGGCCGTCAATAATCGTGGGTATATATTCTAAATCCTTACACTTCTCGCACTTATAAGCCACTATCTCCGAAGTCGTATTCATCCCACTTGTCCTTTGTTTGGCCTGTAGTTGTTGCATTAGGCTTTGAATATCTGCTATTGCCATAATTAACACCATCCTTTAACTCATAAACAGACTGCCAGTTATTCAAAATGCTTTGTTCTAGGATTTTAATAACAAGTTCTTTATCGCTATTTGCTAGCTTGTCTAATTTGCCTAGTAATACCTTTGTGGCTCGCTCTGTGAGTGGCTTTTTAATGGCTTTACGCATTATTGCAAAGTCCCTGAAAGTATCCGTCAAACATTCGTCTTCCCCGTATTTTTCAACGACCAAAGACTCAAAAGCAAAAGTGCGTACTCTTCGCTCTGCACTAGGAGCGTTACAGCTATCATCTGTATTTTCTTTGCTTTGTTTTTCTTTACTTTGTTTTACTTTACTTTTCTTTTCTTTTCTTTGTTGATTATTGTATACATTAACTACATCTGAACTAGAGTTATTGTCTACATTAACTGGGTTATTGTATACATTAACTACATCTGAACTAGAGTTATTGTCTACATTAACTAGGTTATATTTTGTAATTAACTTTACATCTTTTCGTCTTTCAGTTGCTGAAATAAATCTTTTTTGTATTCCTTTTGATGTTAAAACTCTATGTTTTTCATATAAGTTTTTATCAAAAAATTCTATTTCGATAAGTTTATTTATAATTCGATTTACTAGATCTTCATCTTCTAATGTTTGTTCTGAAATTATAAAAGCAACATCGTCATTAAGTAGTATGTAATATCCTTTATCACCATAGATCATACCTAGTAAGGCTATTACTACCCCTATTGATTTACTTCCGAAAGACCTTATTAATCTTCTAACTTTAATATCACTCATAAAGTCAGCATTTAAAGGGTAATAGTCTAACCCCTCTTTAACAGGTCTTGCCATTTCTACCCCCTCCCCTTAAAGGTGTTGTGCAGCATATAAATTTCATCCGCATAGTAGCCAACATCTTCATCGTTAAAGCCTTTTCTATAACCATTGGCCACCTGCCATTTTAACTTATTTACTGCTAGTAATAATGCTTTGTCATAACTCATATATACACCCCTTTATAAATAAATTTCTAAGCCTTTCTTTGCTATATTTACCGGATGGCCTATAGCTTTTTCAACCTCACATTTAAATAATTCTGCGTCTGAATTAGCATTTGATAAATGCACTAATGTTAAAGTTTTTAGTTTGCCTAAATCACTAGCTTTTAAAAAATCTATACAGTTCTGTAACTCAAAATGAGATTGAACAACCCTATTCCTTAAAAACATCTTATCTTCTAATGTTCTATCAATTATTTCTTTTGAGTAGTTACATTCAACTAAGATGTGATTAACATTTTTAAATCGATACTTAACATAGTAAGTATCAGTTATATATAAAATTGTCTCGTCTGTTGGTACATGTTTTATTAGAAAACCTACATTTTCTACATCATGCTCTAACTCAAAGGCTAGTATATTGAAATTCCCTACTATATGCCGGCTATTTGCCTTTATAACCTTACATCTATGATTTAGTACGTCTTTATGTTCAAATACGCTTGTAAGGGCATATACGTTGATTCCGTTTTCAACTAATTCTTTAACCCCTTTGGAGTGGTCGTTATGTTCATGAGTAACCAAACATCCAACAACCTTATCAACCCTATAATCTATAAATTTCAGTATGTCCTTGTACTTAAAGCCTGCATCTAGTAATAATATCTCATCGTTTATCTCTAGGGAGTAGCAGTTACCACTACTCCCAGAGCCTAATACTTTTATCTTATTCATGGCTAAAATGGTACAATTGGATCTTCTACTTCTTCAAATCCATCAAACATCATTTGACCATCTACAGGTTTTTCCTCTGCAGGTTTTTCTTCTTTATTAGTAGTTGGTTTAGTTTCCGCTGGAGTTTCTTCCATTTCTTCAAAATCGGCATCTATAACTTCGTTATTAGCATTGTTGCTTATTTCTTCTTCTACAGCACTGTCAATAATTTCAGCCTGTCTTTTATCTGTTTTTTCTTCATCACTATTGCTATATGAGTCTGAAAACAATAAATTCATATCATCAGATGTATTTATGTAGAATTTACAAGCCCTATTTATTACAGTCCTTATTGCCATTTGGTCGGTAAACTGTGTATGTGCCTTACTATTTCCTTTAGTAGCCCCCATGGCCCAAGAATTTCTTATTTGTGCCATATTCATTACTTCTGTATGTAAAACACCCTTTTCACCTATTATTAATGCAAAAGCACCTTTTATCTTGCTAGTATCAATATTTTCAAAGCTTCTCTCGAATTTTTTTATTTTTATGCAT